AGTATCAGTATTCGCTAAAGATATGTGTGAAGATAGACAAGATGCATTCTATATTATGGATGCTTCAGCATGGAGTGATTCAATTTCAACGGCAGTTAACGCTGTTCAAGCATTTGATTCAAACTATGTTGCATCTTACTATCCTTGGGTTAAGATACTCAATACAGATAAAAACAAACCAGTATGGGTTCCGCCATCGGTTGTACTTCCTGGCGTTATAGCATTTAACGACCAAGTAGCCGCTGAATGGTTCGCACCAGCTGGATTGAATAGAGGTGGATTAACTTCAGTAATTGAAGCTAAGACAAGATTGACTAGAGTTGAGAGAGATTCACTTTACGAAGGTAGATTAAATCCTATCGCAACGTTCCCTGGTCAAGGTGTTACTGTATTTGGACAGAAAACATTACAAGCTAAACCATCGGCATTGGATAGAATCAATGTAAGAAGATTGTTAATCGCAGTGAAGAAATTCATCGCATCATCTACTCGTTACTTAATATTTGAAAATAATACAGCAGCAACGAGAAATAGATTCTTATCAATCGTTAATCCTTACTTAGAATCAATTCAACAAAGACAAGGTTTATACGCATTTAAAGTGATAATGGATGAAACCAATAACACCCCAGATGTAATTGATAGAAACATTATGGTCGGTGAGATTTTCTTACAACCAGCGAAAACAGCAGAATTCATAGTTCTTGACTTTAACGTACTACCAACTGGAGCAGCATTTCCAGAATAGTATATAGATAATAACTTAGTTCCCCTAATATTTTTAGGGGGACTAACTATTTTTTAAAAAGAACTATATTTATATTAAAGAAAGAATAACGGAGAAAACTAAATGGCACAACTATTAGACCCAACAGAAGTAATGTTCACATCATTCGAACCGAAGATGTCGAACAGATTTATTATGTACATTGAGGGAATCCCTGCGTACCTAATAAAAGCCGCTAACAGACCAGAAATAACAAACGGAAAGGTTACAATTGACCACGTTAATGTTAGAAGATATGTAAAAGGAAGAAGTGAGTGGAGTGATTTAACAATTTCATTGTATGACCCAGTAGTACCATCAGCAGCACAAGCAGCTATGGAATGGGTAAGATTACACCACGAATCAGTAACAGGCCGTGATGGTTATTCTGATTTCTACAAAAAAGATATCACATTTAACAGTTTGGGTCCTGTTGGTGATAAAGTAGAAGAGTGGACACTTAAAGGAGCATTTATTCAAACAGCAAAATTCTCAGACATGGATTATACTGGTGAAGATTTAGCAACTGTAGATTTAACACTTACATACGATTACGCAATACTACAATACTAAGTACGGATTGTAATAAAAATTGACTATTGAGAAACCCTTACAGAAATGTGAGGGTTTTTTCGTTTAATTAATAATATTTACATATTTATATATGGTTAACCAATATTAAATAAGTTTTAAAACGAGAAACGTTATGAGTAAAGAAAAATTAACAGATGAATACCAAAGTAATCTTTCTAATGATGAAATGGTGGAGCTTGCTAAGAAACAATATGAAACACAGCAAGTATCCGATTATAAATTTCCAACTGAAATAGTAGATTTACCATCTAAGGGATTAGTATATTCCAAAGAGAACCCATTATCATCAGGTAAAGTGGAAATGAAGTATATGACTGCAAAAGAAGAAGATATTCTTACAACACAATCATATATTAAAGATGGAACAGTATTAGATAGATTATTTCAATCACTAATATTAGGTAATGGAGATGGAATTCCAATCAAATACATAGATTTAACTACAGGTGATAAAAACGCAATTATGATTGCTGCCAGAGTATTAGGATATGGTAAAGATTACAAAGTAGAAATCCAAGACCCATTTTCAGATAATAAGCAAGAAGAGATTATTGATTTAACTCAATTCGAAGCAACTGATTATGATGGTAAGAACCAAACAGAATTACATAAGAATGAGTTTGAGTATGAACTACCTAAATCTAAAAGAAAAATTACTTTTATGGCAATGACTGAATCTAAAGAAAGAAAAGTCAAACACCAAATTAAAGATTTAGAAAAGAAACAAAGAAAACTTAAAGATGCTACATCAAGAGAACTAACTACAAGATTAAAGAATATGATTCTTTCAGTAGATGGTGAAAGTGATATGGCTACAATTAATAGTTTTGTAGATAACGAACTATTCGCAATAGATTCACAAGCTTTAAGAAATTACATTAACGAAGTAGTTCCAGATATGAACTTAAATTATGAATTTGTTTCAGATGAAACAGGGGAAAGGAGAGAAATGCTACTGCCTATGGATGTTACCTTTTTTTGGCCTTCATCAAAGTTATAGAAAGCATTTACACTCTCACATTTTTGACCTCATCTATCATGGAAATGGTGGATTCAACTTTACGGATGTTTACAATATGCCGATATGGGTTCGCACATTCTACATTGGTAAAATAATTGAATTTAAGCAGGAAGAGAAGAAGATGAATGATAAAGAAATGAGAAAAGCTAAATCAAAATCACGAAGATAATGAAGAACCCAACTATTTGTTGGGTTTTTCTATATTTATACACAGATAAAACTATTAAGGGAATACAATGGGAAAGAACATAATTGAAAAATTAGAAAAACGTGGTATGGATGAGGGTGGTATCAAATCATTCATTGGTTCTATTGTTAAAGCATATAAGACCAAACAATTAGATAAACTAACTAATGACCCAGAATACCAAAAAATTCTAAAAAAATATAAGATTAAACCTGTAGATTATAGTAAAAACTATGATTTAGGTGACCTACCTTCATTCAAAAAGAAATAAATAGGATGTAAATGGCTAAGCTTAACAAAGATACACAGGCAAGAATAAATGCGATTAAACAAGAAGAACAACTTCAAACTAATCTTACGTCTATATTACAATCAAATTTAGATTTAAGAACTAAGCAAGGTAAAGTTGGTAAAAATATTCTTGCAAGTCTTGCCGAACAAAAAGGTGCTGAAGCCAAACTTACTACTCTTTTACAAGAAAAACAAAAAGTTCTTGAAAATGAAGCTGGACTAGGACAAGAACGATTAGAACAGTTAGTAGAGATGATACAGCATCAAGAAAAACTCTTAGATATCGAAAAGCAGCGTGAAGAGGTAAGTGAAGAAATCAAAAATATAGGACAGGATTTTGCAAAAGATTTAGGTTCAGCATTAGGGGTATCAAATGAATTAGTATCCGCTATGATGAAATTATCTGCAGCCGCAATCGGATTAGTTATTCTTAAAGAAATAGCAGGATTTATTTCAGATGCAGTTGGTAGGATGAAAGACCTAACCAAAGAAACTGGTGCATCGGTTGGGCAAGCTATGGAATTGGAAGGTGCTATCAAAGGTGCACAAATGTCCTTAAATCCATTTGTATATTCATATGAAGAAGTAGCCGAATCAGCAAAAGCACTCAGAGATGCAACAGGTCAAATAGTTCCAGATTCATCATTACTCGCTGATATTACAGAAGTAAACTCATTATTAAAAGATGCAGATAAAGCTCAATCATTAACTAGAACATTAAAAAATGCTGGGATTGATGCTGGTGAATTAACTGAATCAGTAAAAGGCATAGGTCAAAGTTTAGGACAAGATGCTGGACCTGCTATGGAATATTTTGCAGATAACCAAGCATTAGTTAGAACTTTAACAAAAGACCAACTTAAACAAAGAGCCACAGAAGTAATCCAACTGAAGAAGATGGGTGTTGATATGAAAAAGATGAAAGATTTAGCATCTGAATCTTTGGATATCGAAAAATCTATGAAGGATGAAATGAAATTGAGAATGATGACCGGTAAGGATATCAGTTTCAATGGAATTAGACAAGCACAAGCATCTGGTGATGCATTGGCTATGGCTAGAGAACAAAAGAAACTAATTGATTCGGTTGGACCATCATTAGGTAGTAATTTACAATTACAAAGACAAATATCAGATGCAACTGGATTATCAGTTGATGAAATGATGAATATGCAAAATGCAACCGCTGAGGCTGCTGCTAGTGGGGATGCATTAGCCGATGGACCTAAGGATGCTATGGGTACATT